TTCGGCGGGTCCGAATAATCGACCCAGCAGGTCGTATCCTGCTCCCCGGACGGCTTCAGCCCGAGGAACGTGGTCTTCAGATGATACTCAGCCAGCACGAACCCATCGGGCCCGTCCTTGCACTTCTCGAACCATAGGCGCCGGCCTGTGGTCTCCCCGGTCTCCTCGTCCTTATCGACGCGGCACTCTATGGCAAAGTCCACGTTGGCGCGGATACCGGACCAGCCGCGAAGGCCGCGTGCCACATCCTTGCCGGTATGGGCGACCAGGATCACGACGCAGCCCAGCTCGGCCGCCATGCGGTGAAACGACAGCATGACGGGCCCCATGTCGCGGGAAACGTTCTCGTCAGCAGACGGGGCCGCAGCTGCGAGGGTGTCCACGATGATCACCCGCAGCGGTGCGCCGCGTTCTTCCATCTCGGCAGCGATCGACCGGGCATAGTCCGTCAGGCGCGCAACGTCGCCTGTGTCGGCCCGTGAGAGGTCAAGGAAGGCCGGCAGGTAGTTGAACGGCGCAAGGTGGCCCTCGACACAATGAACAGCGCGGGCGGCGTATATGCGCTTCCTGAGCCCTCCGTGGCCCTCGGCGGCGAAGTAGAGCACGCCGGCAGGGTGGGTGTGCCGGTCCAGAACCTGGCGCTCTGACGCAAGGCGGACGGCCCAATCGACGGCAATGAAGGACTTGCCAGCGCTCGATGGCCCGAACAGGACGCCGACGCCGGCGTTCGGGATCAGGCCCTCGACCAGCTCGGGTTCGTAGGCGTATTCGATCTCGTCGATCCATTGGCCGGAAAGGCCAGTATTCGGAGACGCGGATTTGTTGAGCAACGCGTGAATCTCTTCCTCACCCGCGTCTGCCGCATCCCACTTCTCGGGAACGTCAAAAGGCAGCGTCACCCACCGGACGGTGCAGCCGATGCCGGTCAGCTTGGCAGAGACATTGTCCATCAGCTTCCGGCCGGGCTCGTCATTGTCCGGCCACAGGATGACCGTCTTGCCGGCAAGGGGTCGCCAGTCGATAGCGTCAAGGTTGGTTGTCGATCCGCCAGGCGCAGATGTAGCGACCCAGCCGCAATGGTGGATGGCGTCAGCCGCCTTCTCGCCCTCGACAAATACCACCTCGCGCACCCGCTCGATCTCGGGGAGCCGATAAAGCGGCCGAGGTCCGGGCGGGTAGCCAAACGCCCCAGACGGCTGGCGCGGCATGTAGATCTTGGCTTGCTTGCCGCCCTTCAGGACAGGCTCGCCGGTCTGGGCGTCGTACTCGTCAAACCGCACCACCTCGAACAGCGTCTCGCCGCTGGGTGACAGGTAGGGATAAGTCGCCACCTCGCGCCGCGCGGTTTCGGGCGGGGCCGGCTTGGAAGTTTCGGCATGGTGGCGGCGTTCGGATCGGGGCGAAGGCGCCCCGCCCGTCCAGGCCTCTGCCTCGCGCAGAACGTCGCCAAAGTCCTTAAGGCCAAGGGCGCGCTGCCAGAGCGTCAGAACGTCTCCCCGCTCGCCGGTGGCGTGATCGTACCAGTGGCCCGGCACGTCAGGCGTCAGGGCAATAGAGAGGGACGCGCCAGGCTCGCCCTGTATGTTGCCGACACGCGCGTCCCGCGCCGTAATGACGGCACGGGGATAAAGGTAGCGCACCAGCTCCTTGATGCGCCGTTCGCAGGCCGTCTTGATGCGCTGCTTCCTGACTTCTGCGTCTTCAAAGACGGGGGGGTTAAAGTCGATCATGACACGGCCCTCCCGTGGTTAGGGTGGAAACCGTGTTTGATCTCTGCGGCTTTGCGGGCGGCTATGGCGTCGGATTTGCTGTCGAAGTAGCCTAGAAAATAGAACTTCTGATCCGACTTGATATGAGCCATCCAGCGCTGGTGCCGCAAATCAAAGTGAACGCCAGTCACGCCTGAGGTGTTATTTATTGCGCGGCGTGCATTTTTGTTGTTGTCAGACCGATTGACGCTTCTGAGATTTTCAATTCGATTGTCAGTGCGGTCGCCATTGATGTGATCAATATCATATGGCGCCCAAGCACCATGATAATGCGCAAAAGCTATTCGATGAGCATAGGTTTTCACGCCTCGAAACGATCCATGCAAATAGCCGTTTTTGGAGCATATCGAAAATGCTGGGTCGCCCGATTTTACTGCGTGAGCCGTGGCAACTATCCACCACATTCGGCCCGTTTCCGGATCGTATCCGATGTGCTTGCGCAAATCCTCAATATCAATCTTACCCATGGCAGCGGCTCCGGAATTGACAGTTGCGACAAAGCCAAAAATCCGACTCATCGCTGACCTTCGGCCGCATAGCTTTGGCTTCTGAATCGAGAATGATGGCGACGGCTCGGTCAGATGCGGATTGCGCTCGCTTCTTGTCGAACGGCACAAGCTCCAGGTAGATTTCCATGGTGTCGCAATTGGTGGCCATGAACAGAGCCGGGTCCGTCAGGTTCATATATGCCTGATAGATCGCCAGTTGGTCCGCGTACTGAGGTGATGACTTGTCGATGCCATTCTTTTCCATGGCCTTCCAAGTCTTGCTGCCAACCGCCTTGTGCTCAAAAATGCACGGGGTCTTTATGCCGGGGCCGCCCATGATGATCCCATCAACGTGCCCCTTGAAGCGACCGCTGGCCGTTTCAAACCCAAACTGCCCGCCGTCCGGCTTCTCGGTCTTGAGGTCATAGCCCGCGTCCCGCAGCCATTTGATTGCAAGGGTTTCGGTGATGTGCCCGCGGGCAAAGATGCGCTGCGTGCGGGCCTCCGGCACATAGTCCGGGTCCGGATCAGTGCCGAGGTATTCGTATTGGATGCGGCGTTCGCACCCGCCACCGATAGACGAGGCGCCGACATAGGTGCGCCGCTTCTCGGATCTGGCGTTGCGGATAAGGGCAGCGTCTATCGCGGCATGAATGCCGTCCACGGCTGCGGAGCGCCGTAATGCGCTCGGGTTAAAGTCCAACATTGTCCAGCCCCTTCAAGGGTCAAAAAGGAATCTCTTCACTGATGGGCATCTCAAGCGTCCGCGCCGCCTGTTCCCGCACCTGGTCATGGGCGAGGGCGAACAGGATTGAGACCTGCTCCTTCGACCAGTCCGAGATCGGAACATTGAGCGGCAGGCCAAGCTCCCCCGCCCCGTCCGCAATCGCGGGCAGCGCAGCCTCGGCAAAGCCGACCGATTCCGGATCAGGCTTGCCGACAAAGGGAGCCTTGCGGCCAGCGGACCACTCGGCCGCACGGCCAGTGATGAACTCACGGATCAGGGCTTGCGCGAGCACGCCTGCGACCTGTGCAGAGAGACGGACGCCATTGGCGCCCGCCTCCGTTGCAAGGCGATCCGTCAAGCGCGATGAAACGCGCGTATCGGGATCAATGCCTAGGCCCATGACGGACGCGACCCGTTCGAGGCCGTGACCGCGCCAGCGACAGCACCGACCGACTTCATGGCCTTCGGCTTCGCCGGCTTGAAGTGAGCGTACTCAGCGTGCTTCGTGCCGACAGCCTGGACCGTGTTCTTGTCGTCGGGGTACTTCGGGTCTTTCGACTTCTCGATGCCGATCTTGGCAAGGAACTCCAGCCCGTCGAGATCGGGCCAGTCGTTGATCGTCCGGCCCTGCATCGCGTCCGGCGACTTGTCATCCTCGGCAATGCCATAGGCGCTTTCAAGCATGCCCCGGACGCGGGACATGGTGATCTGAACGGCCTTGTCGTGGCCGTCCGTGCCGTTCGAGGTGATCATCATGTTCGTCCAGACCTTGCGCTTCGCGTAGGTGCCGGAGGTCACGATGAACTCGCAGTCCAGCATCCGGGCGTCACCCGCCTTGGTCATCTTCTCACCGCGAACGGTGAGCCGGACCGGGGCAATGGTGCCGTCAGGAATGGGCGTGAACTCGCCCGAGGCTTGCGGTTGTGCGTCGTTGAATGAGATAGCCATTATGCGATTTCCTTTTCGAGAGAGTTGGAGGTTGCCGGCGAGGCGGGTGCGGGGGTCAGAGTCTGCCCCGTCTTGCCGTTCAGTTTTTCGAGCAGTGCGCCGAGGTGTGGCCGTTCCAGCGGGTCAAGGCGCCCGGAGCGGTCCTTGGCAGGAAAGCTCCATTCGTTGTCCGCATTGGTCACGAAGGCCCGGTAAGACGGGCCATCATCGGGGCGCATGACGGTCAGCGTCAGCACCTCGTCCACGATGCCCGGAAGCTCGCGGCCGATCTTTTGCCCTTCGGTCTGGAGCCCATAGGTCAGCCGGCCGAAATCGTCCTTGATCTCGTCCAGCAGGCAAACGAACACCACGTTCTTGGCGCGGGCCTTCTGCATCTGGGTCGCCCAGGTCACAACCTCACGCCCGAGAAGCCCGTAGGCCCCGCGCGTGTCCTTCTCTCCCTTGGCATTGTGCGCCTCAGGTTGCTGCGTCGCCCACTTGAAACAAATCCGAGTGGCGACGGTCAGGCTGTCCACGAAATAGGTCTCGTACTTGTCGAGGCTTTCGGGACCGCCGTATTTCTGGCAGACGGCTTCATAGTGAGCCGCGCTGTAGGGATCGGCTGGCGCTGCGT